CCTTGTCTGCCAGAGGCAGAAGGTTTCTTTCAAAGTTTGCCTTTGCATCTGTTGATTCAAACCAATTTGGATATGTCATAACTTCCTATTCTCTTTCATCGGCTCGCCCTATGGCGAGCCTTTCCCACCCACCACCCCTCTACCCTATACCAATGCTGGTAAAAAAGAAAGGCGTGTCGTTACCAAGTAATCTTGGTCACTGCTGGTATCCTACTGGTATGAATGAACTTCCTCCGCACCGCTCGTTTAGTCAGCTATCCACGTGGCAGTCCTGCCCTCAGAAATATTATCTGAGTAAGGTAGCCATGGTTCCAGAAAAGCCCGCAGTATATCTTGCTGCTGGCTCCGCCGTCCATTCAATGTTGGAGTGGTTAAACCATGAGCTCTACCGACAACACTCCACAGGGGATTGACCAACGTGGCGTACCCAGCAATGAGTGTATTAATTGCGGGAGTAACGTCCAAGTTATCAGAGCAATCTTCTCAGACTACGAACTAGTTATGTGGTTCTTAGATTCTTTTTGTGCCAACTGTGGCTCACCAATGACAGCACCGACACCAGTAGATCACCCAGAATGGAACCCCGATGACTATCGATTTGACAACTAAGTGGGCTGAAGTATTTAATGACGCTGTTCTAGAAACAGAACAGAAGACTGGCATTCCCTCTACGGAGTGGAAGACAGCGGGACGCAAGACCACCTTGCGTCCTGATGGGGAAGATCTGCCCTTTTGGCAGAGCGATGGACTCAAGCAGGTTGAGGCGTACTATAACTGGTACAAACAATCTGGTTGGAAAATTGCAACAATGCCCGATGGTCGTCCTGGAATTGAATGGGCTGCTGATGTATTCTTCGGGGGTACACCAGTGCGTATGGTTGTTGATGCGATCTACCAAGTAGGGGAAGACTTGGTTATCGTTGACTACAAGACAGGTTCTAGGACGCCCTTCGGTGCAATCCAAGCAGGTCTCTATGCCTCTGGTATTGAACGTAGTTATGGCATCCGCCCTAAGTGGGGAGCCTTCTTCATGACTCGCAAAGGCGAGCTCGATGAATTGATTGACCTATCACATCTGTCAATGGAATATTTTGATTATGTATTTGGTGCGATGAACGCTTCCGTTTGGGAAGGTTGGTTCCCGCCATCAGTTGGTGACTCATGCAGGATGTGCAGTTTTACGGCACAATGTCCTGCAATGGGTGGCAAAGATTTCCCATTACAAATCCAGGGAAAAAGAAAAGGAGATGAACTAGATGACTGAATCTATGTTCTCATATACAGGCAAGCTAAACTCAACTGACCTATTCACCGTTCGCGGTAATAGTGTTAGCGAGTTCAGCGCAAATCTAACAGCAGCAGTAGAAGCAATTGCTTCCGCTACTGCGCTACAGCAATCACTTAACAACCGCTCAGGTGGTGCGTCAGGTGGTGCATTTGCTGCTTCAGCAGCAGCAGTGCAAGTGCTACAAGATGCTGGTCTCAATCCAACTCCAGTTGCAGCAGGCACATCCGCTGCAGCAATTGAAGTAATCATGGATCGCTACGGTAATGAATGGACATATGGACATCCAGATGCACCAGCATTGCCAGACGGTCGAGGTAAGTATGCAAAGAAGAAGGGTACTTCCAAAGCTGGCAAGGCTTATGTTGGTTGGTTTGACCCAGCCAAGGGACCAAAGCCTTTTACTCCAGGTGCAGTAGAAGCAGAAACTATCTGGGCTAAGTAACAATGCGTTCACTGTTGCAGGTAGTGGGAGTTGAATCTCCTGTTGGTCATATGCTTCCAGAGATATTGCCACAACTTACTCAATCACAGGTAGTGTTTCGTCAAGCGCAATTGCATTTGATAGCAGCACAACCTGGTGGTGGTAAGACACTACTTGCACTGTGGTACGCAATTAATTCTAAAGTTCCTTCGCTTTACTTTTCAGCTGACTCTGACTCCCGAACAATAGCCACTCGTGCAGGGGCAATCCTTATGGAGAGAGAAGTAGCATACGTTGAGAAGATGATGGACTCTGAAGCATCCGTTCTTTTAGAGGATGCACTCGCTGATGGTGCAGGGCATGTTCGATTCAACTTTGATCCGTCGCCTTCGTTAGAAGATATCGAAGAAGAAATAGAAGCTTGGATAGAACTGCACGGCTCTGCACCACAAGCAATCTTTGTAGACAACTTGATGAATGTTGCTTCAACAAGCGATAATGAATGGACTGCATTGCGTGATGCAATGTCAGCGTTCCACTATATGGCTCGTGAATACGAGTCAGCATTTATCGTTCTGCACCACGTATCCGAGAACGAGAAGATGTCTAAGCCTAACTATCCTGCTCCGCGTAAGGCATTGATGGGTAAGGTTGCAGCGTTACCAGAGTTAGTTCTTAGTGTTGCACTAGACGGACAGGCAAACGCTTACCGCGTTGCTGTAGTGAAGAACCGACATGGTAAGGCTGACCCAACAGCAGAGATTTACATCTCGCTGTCAGCGGAGGCAAGCCATATGACTTTGTATAACTCACCTAGTGAATTGCAAAGAGCAAGGACTATGCGTCAATGGCAATAGATATTGAACTTACTGAAAATGAAATTATGGATGCGTTATTATTTATCCACCGAGTAAGAGAGAATAAGAAACAGTATGAAGTTGTTGACAAAAAATTTGACAAGAACAATTCATCGTACTCGGTTAATCTTATGGGTCAGCTGGGTGAGATGGCGTGTGGCAAAGGACTTGGGTTACAGGTGGACAGATCGATTTCGCCGAGCGGTGATAATGGACACGACTTATCTACACCACTGGGAAAAAATATACAAGTCAAGACATCGACATTAGATAAATTAATCTTTAATGCACCAGAGTTATTTGTATCTGACTATGCAGTATTGGTGCAGTTCTTTGGTGATAAACAATTGCCACATGTAGATAGTAAATTTTCAATACTTGGTTGGACGACACGAGAATTATTTCTTGCAAATCATTACAAGCATGACTATGGTTACGGCATCCGATTAGTCATGGACGCTAATCAACTACAACCAATAGAGGTGCTAATCAATGAAGTATCCAAACTTTAGTGAAGCTTTATGTAAAGAGGTTGGCATTGAATTTTTTTATCCAGAAGATGATGTAAGCATTGTTCCAATAGCAAAAAAGATTTGCAGCAATTGTCCAGTGATTAAAGAATGTTTGGAGTGGGGTATGCGTCACGAAGCTTTTGGTATCTGGGGTGGCACAGTTCCTCGCGTTAGGATGCAGATGCGTAGACAACTTGGTATTCAATTAGAATCTATTCTTAGTTCGGACTATGTATGACAACACCAAGCAAACGTAAAGGCTCACAGTATGAGCGAGATGTAGTCAAGTGGCTAGTCTCGTATGGATTTCCATGCGCTGAACGTGCGTATGGTGCAGGTCGTCACGACGACGTTGGTGATATTGATGGCATCGATGGCGTAGTGATAGAATGTAAGAACGAAAAGAAGATCACTCTCAGTGGCTATCTGCAAGAGCTCTCGGATGAGATGACTCATGCTGATGCTGAGACTGGCGTGGTGCTAATAAAAAAGCGTGGCACTACAAATGTCTCAGAGTCATACGCGGTAATGCCCGCATGGCTCTGGGCTGATCTGCTAAAACAGGCAGGTTACAATGGACATAGGTAAGAAGGTGACAGTTACTTACCAACTGAAAAGAGGTAACTATGCGGTTGATTGCAATAACCGTAGCAACAGTGACATTTATTTTAATGTCACCAGCGGAAGCAAACTCACCACTGCTGACTTTGGAAGCTCGCGTAATGGCGATGGACAAGGAACCAGCAATAGAGTTTGCGATAAGCACAGTAACAATGGACAAACAAGAGGCAGCTTGTGCGAAGAAGATTGCGTACAAGGAAAGCCGATACAACGTGGACTCATACAACAAATCGAGTGGAGCACGTGGAGTATGGCAACTACTATGGGGACAACCCGAGTGGTCCATACTCAAACAAACATCAGAAGCACACGAGTATGTGCTTCATCGTTACGGAACTTGGTGCAAGGCATACAAGTTCCATCAAGAAAGGAATTGGTATTAAGTGAACCAGCCTGAGTTTCTTGAAGCAGTCTTTAATCATTATGGATTGGACTTACCGCAAGGTGAGAAGTCTATTCTCTGTCCAGTGCATGACGACTCTCGTAAATCTGCTTCAGTTAACTCAGACAAGGGCGTCTGGGTATGCTATGCATGTGCTGCTGGTGGTTCTGGTATACAGATCATCATGGCACGTGAACATTTAGCATACCCAGAAGCTCGGTCATGGGCTGAAAAAAATATTGGGAAAGAATCTTCTACTCCGATTGTTCACAATCGTCGCAGTAAGAAGAGTGGGCGGTGGACTCCACCAAGGCTACGATCTCGATGACAACAATCATTGGTATTCAACAAGATAACGGCTGCATTCTTGCAGCCGATTCACGTACCACTGCAGGTGGTAGACCATACTCGCATCCGATTATTACTAAGATTAGCAAGCGGGGTAAGTGGTTAGTTGCAGGTGCTGGTGATGTGCAACCATGTGATGTGATACAACATGTGTGGAAACCACCTGCAATCCCAGCTAACATAAAGGATGTGTATCACTTCATGATTACAACTGTTGCTCCAAGCATGAGGGATTGCATTAAGGAATCTGGTTACGTGCCAGACAAGGATGATGCCGAGGCTGGGTTTGAGTTTATACTTGCGGTCAATGGAACCATCTATCAGGTAGACGATTCTTATTCTGTATACTTGCGTGACGATGGGCTCTATGGCGCAGGGTCAGGGTCAAGCTTTGCACTAGGCGCACTAGCAGGTGGTGCAACATGGAAACAAGCAATGCAGATTGCTGCTCGCAATGATGTATATACTGCACCTCCATTCATTACACACAGGCAGGAGAAAGTATGAAGACTAATCCCAAACTCATAGATCTCTGGACTAAGGCAGCACACCAGTATCACAACAGCCTTGCTGGTTCACCAGCAGAGGCTTACCTAACACAACGTGGCATCCTTGATGGAGCCGAAAAATTTTTGCTAGGTTACGTAGCCGAGGTAGCACCTGGTCATGAGGACAGACTTAGACATCACCTATCCATCCCCTATATAACAGAGGCTGGTGTAGTTGGGTTTAAGTTTCGTCGCATTGATGGCGGGGATCCTAAATACATGATACCTACTGGTCAGAAGCACCACCTATACAATGTCAGTGCAATAGTTAATGCAGTTAGCCAAGTGCTAGTAGTAGAGGGAGAAATAGATGCGATTAGTGCGACTCTTGCTGGGTTCCCAGCGGTTGCCGTTGCTGGCGTCAATGCTTGGAAGCCTTATTTTAGTAGGTGTTTTGATGGGATTGGCACTGTTGTAATCTGTACTGACAACGATGCTAAAGAGGATGGCTCTAACCCAGGGCAGGAACTTGCTCGTCGATTGCAGGATGCAATACCTCAAGCTGTCCGCGTGTCGCTACCGCCAGATAGCGATGTTAATAGTATAATTGTCAACCAAGGAGCGCAAGCATTAGCTGATTTAGTTAATGCAATTAACAACTGAAAGGTGCTCCGTTGGCGACGAACAAACTAACCATAGATAACTTCCAAGAAGATGCTCAAGAAATTTATGATGAGCTTCTTGGTATCTTGGTAATGAAACAGATTGACTACGGACCACTTAACATTTGGAATGCACCTGGCGGTGCTACGAATGGGTTGATGGTTCGCATGTCCGACAAACTTGAGCGACTTAAGAATCTTATATACAACTCCATCGAGCCCAACAACGAAGCTCTTGAAGATAGCTTCGTTGACATCGCTAACTACGCCATCATTGCTTTGATGGTAGAGCGGGGTATCTGGGAGAAGTATGCCACGCAATCGAAATAAAACTTACAATGAGCAACGTGGTTCACGGATTCGTTCTTATGGTATTACCGTAGAACAATACGAAGAGATGCTTGAGTCACAAGGTGGTGGCTGTTACATCTGTGGTGCTAGTCCATCAGTTCGTGCGTTGGATATAGATCACGACCATCGTACTGGCAAGGTGCGTGGCTTACTCTGCTCTAATCACAACAGAGCATTAGGTTTATTGGGTGATGATCCCGATCTGTTACTTGCTGCACACACGTACTTGGTTAGGCAATATGTCTGACCTAACAAGAGACCATCCGATATGGCAAGAGATCAATGAGATAACATCTGGTATCGCTTGGCATTTATCTAAACGTTATCATCGATTCGTTGAGCTTGAAGATGTTAGACAAGCAATGAATGAGTACGCATGGAAGCGTAAGGATAAAGTCAAGGAGTACCTTGACCGCGAAGATCCCATTGAGAAGAAGCAAGGGTATAAAGCGTTTCATACATTCATACGTAGGGCTGGCGAGCGGTATGCTCGTAAGGAAAAAGCCAAAGCTTTAGGTTATGAACTCGGCGATGAATACTTCTATCGCCTCGAGTTAATTGAAAGCTTGATCAAGGTTGCTGGTACTGATGAATCATACTTGGCTAACCAAGTATTCGATCCAGATGTACATGGTGTCAAGGTCAAGCGATTGGCTAATGAGGGTAACAACTTAGCAGCAATGATTGCTGATGTAGATGCAGCAATGAAGAAGCTAGACTCAAGAATGCAAGGCATTCTTACGTGTCGGTTTGTTAACGACCAGCCATTAGCTGAGATAGCACTAGCTTGGGACATCTCACCTCAACGTGTTGAGCAACTGATTGCTAAAGGAATCAAAGAGATAGCGGATAAACTGGGAGGGGCTACGCCTTACTGATGAACTATGAATATGAATGTCCAGGTGACGGACAAGTTGTCATCATCGAACGTGGCATGACAGAGGATGAACAAGAGTATGACTGTCCTGTATGCGGTAGCACACTAACTAGAATATATAATGCACCACCAATTAAATTTACAGGGACAGGATGGGGAGGTAATCATGCACAAAGCTAATGAAAAGATGATGCTTACATGGTGTGACAATGGGATGGTAGACGGTAAGTTCACAGAGGGTTTGGTCTACACAGTTCTGACCAGTGGTTTGCCAATCAGAGGTGCTCAACGTGTGCAAGGTAATCAGATCGGGCGTCAACGACAGACGGCATTCGATACCTGGTATGCATCAGACTTTGATTGGATTCTCTGGGTAGATAGCGACATCCATGTAACCAACGATGCGCTGAAAAAAATTTGGGATATAGCTGACGCTAAGACAATGCCAGCTGTTAGTGGTACATACTTTATTTCCAAGGAGAATGAACAGGCGTTGATGTCTCCGTACCCATGCCTATTCATAGCGCATCCAGATGACATCCATCAGATGTCATACCTACATCCAATGGAACCTAATGCCATAGTTAAATGTGATTATGCTGGCTATGGATTCTTCCTGATGCATAGATCAGTGGCTGACAAGATGAAAGAATTTCATGGTCATGACAAGCCATTCTTTGTTGAGCATTCTAGTGGTGGTACTGATGCTCAGTATGTATCGGAAGACATCCAGTTCTTCATGCTAATGAAGCAAGCTGGTGTCCCACTTCACGCACATACAGGTGCAACAGTTAAACACATGAAGAGATTTTCTTATGACTATGACTACTATAAATTATTTTGGATCACGCACCTAGTCGCGGACGAGACAGAAAAAAAGGCGGAGGCACAAGCCCCCGCCCTTGATTCTGAACCTAGTTCCGACTGATGTCGGAAAAGAATTCTCTTCGTACTGCATCAGCACTACGACATCTCTGATACATCTCTTGCTCACCTTGGTGGTAACCAAAGTGTCGACCAACGTAGTACATACTCATGCCTGCTAGTATCTGCATGAGCAAAGTGAATCCGTTGTAGAACATTACTGTGCTCCTATTCGTTTGAGTAAATCATCTGGATTTTCTAGCCTTGCTATCGCACCCTTGCCACCAGTATCTGGACCTGGTGCTGATAGATGCGGGAAGAACTTCTCTGCTTGTAAGCGGGTACTGAATTCCCCCCATGCCTGCAAGGGAACCCAGTCCGCCAACTTTGCTACAACAATAAACGATTCTCGTTTAAGCCTAGAGTTATCTAGTGCCTCAATGATTTCAATCGCTAATGCTGCAGCATCTTCGGAGTTCTCAGCGTCTGGATCTAGTAGCTTGGCTACTAGACGTATCTCTGTTGGACGTGGCTTGCCCATCAGTAGTTCTTCATACATTGCACGTAGTTCTGGTGTTCAGCCAGTGCCTCACGTGCTTCTAATTCAGTACGTCGTTCTATCTCTGAGTTACAATATGCACAGATAAGAACAACACTAACTAGATGTATCATGCTTCCTCCTTCACTTGCCATTCCTTGTAGTACGGTTCACATACATCACCGTCGACCTCGTTGTATTTCATATGAGCACCGAACATGAACACGACTTCGTCGCGGTCATCTCCGATTCCGTATGAGTCATGGTATCCACAGTACCATGACCAGCCAGCGATGGGGGTAATTTTCATACCCCCAACACGGACACCGAGTGTATCTTTGTTGATTAACTTACCCATTAGATTCCTCCTCTGGTAGTGGTGCATCCAAGATGATGTCAATCATGGCATCATCTGCTTCTTTGTGCAGCTCGGGCTCGATCACGCTTGGGTCATCCATCTTTTGTGCATAGATGTGTAGGTAATCGAGTGCCTTTTGTATGTACTGTGCCAGCCTTGTCGAGATTTTAGGCTGGATGTATAGGTCTTCCTTATCCATTTAGATTCCCTTCGTTAGTAGGGCAAGAGCCTTGCTCTTGATGCGGTCAGCCGAACCGTTGATGACACGCTCGGCTCGAGTTGCTTCTGTCTTGTGGCTGTAGTGGTCAGCGTACTCAACCACTGATTGGAACACACCGAATGCTGTGCCATACAGTTCTTCTTGTGTGCCAGTTGCACCTTTGTAGATACCTTTGGCTGCATCTCGTGCAGATATTGCTGAGTTGTACTGTCGCTTCTGCCCTGTTGAAAGCAGTGCATATGGCGATTGCTCAACGAAGGATGGTAGTGACCACATCTTCTTGAAGATGTTGTCTACCTCTACATCGGTTAGCTTCTCTTGGAGAAGCTTGTTGCCTACGGTTTCGTAGAACTCGATACCAGTGTATGTGACTGGGATAATCTTTCGGATGTCCTCAATCTTGAACTCGGCATTGGTTGTGTGCTTGAGTGTGTAGGTCGCTGACTTAGAGAAGATGCCAGCGATCTGATTAGTGCAACGTAAACGTGTCACACTTGGTGCAATCTGCAGTGCAGTTGAACCATCATGTGAAGTTCGGGCTACTAGATAAGCCTTGTGCTCATCGTTACCAATCTTCACACCTTTGGGTAGCTCGAGCACCATGTATACCTGTGCTCCGCCTTTGACTTCACCAGCATATGCATATCGTGCATCTCCTGAATCGACCAGAGCATCTAGACCTGAGAACATCTCAGCATTCTGGAATACTTTGTATCGTCCACCGACAGTGCCAAGCACTGACTGTGTGTTGTCCTCATTGGTACGGACAGTAGCGAAAGTGTTAGGCACTTCGAGTTGGCTAACACCTGTGTCTGATACAGCCAACGCTTGAACGTCGGCTAGTGATACGTGCCAGTCGAGACCAGCCTGTGTGGCTGCGTCTCGTGCTGATGTTGCTGTTACTTCTTCACCGATAATGCTGTATGCATTACGGCGGGACTTGATTGTTAGGTTAGTCATGGTAGTTCCTTTCGTGTTGGGTTGTAGGTGAGGGTATCAGATACGGCTGGTGAAATCAACAACTGCATCTGAGAGTTGGTCATGATAGTGACCAGTAAAGCAGCGGATTTGGTCGTCCTCTCGACGAGCAAACCACGTTACATATGGGTCAGCTGTTCGGGTATGTGGCTGTGACTGTGTGTCATTGATCCACAAGCATAGGATTACGTAGCCTGATTCATCCCATGCCTTCTTATAATCTATGACAACGGCTCCGTTGGCACAGACATCTCCTCTGTTTATGCTCATTACTTTTCCTTTCGTTGGCTGTATACAACGCGGTCAACCTCAAACTCCACGCTATCAGGTGTGGTGTCGAACGTTGGTTCATACATTTCGAATCGTTCTGCTTCTGTTGATGCGGTCTCCTCATCCTTGGCTCGGACGGTGAAGGTTGCATAGACAATGTGTTGCACTTGGATTTCATATTCCTTGTCGAAGACAAGTCGACTGCCGTATACACCGTAGAGTATGTCGTCGAGTTCACCGAGTGATATCTCTGTGTCCTCTTCTGCATCTTGCTCTTCGATCCAGTCATTCACCTTGGTGAATAGCCTGCTTACCTTACGGCGGTGCTCATCTACGATACTGCGATTGGTTGCGAGGTCAACCGTTAGTGCGTCAACTCGCTTCTCTAGTGCAACCTTCTGCTCCTCGAGATACACAATCTTCTGCTGGTCTGGCGTTACTACTGGTGCTTCTGTTGTCATGGTGTTGCTCCTTTCGGTTGGTTGGTTATCTATATGCACAGCTAAAGCTGTGCTATCTTGACAGGCACATCCCTCGCTGGTGTATGGCACGTTCTTTCCGCAATCATCGCACCACTTCTCATCTTCTTTCGTCTGGCATTTGCAACCACAGCAAGGACAACCACAATCATTATGATTGGACTCACCGCATTCATCGCATGACCAGTTCGAGCACTTGCATTCTTCACACATGATAGGCATTACTCTTCCTCCTCTGTTGTGTCGGTTACTAACTTGTTATCCTTGAGGTACTCAAGGACTAGTTCATCTATCACTTCATAATCCAGCCCGAAGAAATGGTCACCCATATATACGTGCCAGTTATCCTTGACCATACGGTCGAAGGCTTCTTCACGTGTCGAGGTGAGCACTAGTTCATACTCATCTGGTCGTGAATAGATAGGCTCAAGACTTTGCCAGATAGCAAGGTCTGTCATGCCCATGCGGTGGTATTGGTTGGTGTAGTTAGACATGGTTGTCTCTACCTGTGCGATCATGAATGATGCTTCCATTTGTTCCTCATTTCTTGGTTGAACTGAATCGGATGTCGGCTTTGCCGTAGACACAGAGCCCACAACTAACGCAGGCTGAACCACTCGTTGAGATGAGTGGGATTTGCTTGGTAAGTGCAGGACATTTCGCACCTACCTTGCCAGTGATACGCACCATTTCATCCTCCGCATCTGCGAATGTGGTGGATAGGTACGCTAGTTTGGTATCTGTTTCATTGCGAACTTGTTCGGCAATGTGTTTGTTCTCGTCATCTGTACTGTAGTACAGCGAGAGATTGTCAAGTCCCGATAAGGAATAAGCAGCAGACTTGACACGTGTATAGCACCAGAACTGTACATCCTCGTGCATCATGATTACTTTCTGCCATGCATACTCGTAGGTTTGGTTGAAGAAGTCGCCGTCCCAGTGGATGCGGAATAACTTCGGGGCATTCCGTCTCTCACAATCCCTGATGAAATCAGTAATCATGTCATCAAGTAAGTCAACCATTTGGTTGACGTCTGCGTCCTTCAATAGTTGCCAGTTGTGAACGAGAACTTCTCGCACTCCTTTGTATACACGCTCGAGCTTGCCTGCATAACATACTTTCTCACAGATGCTGGTTGCATCGGGACAAGAGTATGCCTTGCCTGCTGGTAAGCCAAAGGTGTTAGCGATTGCAGATGTCTTGCCACTTGGCGAGACTAGGTTGGTAACCTTGCGGTCATTGCTTCTGATTAGCGATAGCATCTTTCTCCTTTCGGTTTGGTCGGCTTATTCAAGAGCATAGATTCTCTATGCTATAAAGAATGCACGTGCTACCCGCAGCACATACCCTCGTTAGTATCTGCACAACACTCAGCGCAGAATGGTTCGTTGTCCTTCATGGAATTGCGACAGCCATACTCATCCATTGTGTTGGTGCAAGGATGTCCTTCGTATCCAAAGCACACGAGATCCGCGAGCTCGTGTATGTTCATGTCCATGATGTGCTTAGTCGTTGTCATAATCACACCATGGTTCTAAGTGATGACCTTCGACTATTGTGTAGGCGGGAGCCGTAGGATAGCCCCGCCATGAGACACCCTTTGGCAGTTGGATTTGTTTATGAGTGAGCCCTTCTGATACCGCATAGATTGCCTCGATGCATGGTTCCACCATGCTAAGAGGGACAGGCGGATAGTGATTACCTGTTAGGTGATACCCGATTGACTGGCGAATGTCAATGACATTCTCTGCTAGGTCGTGCGCTGTGTTGCTTCCCATTATTCTGCTCCTTCTGCTAAGTCTTGAAGTATGTCTTCAAGTAGTGCGTCGATAAAGTTGTCAACTCTTCCGTTGATTTCCTCTACTGCCTCAGCAAATGCTGATTCAGATACATTTCCCTCACGATTATCTTTATAGATAGCCTTGAGTTCCTCTATGTCTATGTGCTTGGTCATCAGATTACCTCCTTGATTTCTACGGCTTTGCCGTATCGCCAGATGAACTTCTCGAACTTGTCATCATCGGGTGATGTGTCTTCCTCTTGCATTGCCTTGCTTATGTGTCCTTCACTGTCGTCAATGACGAAGAGGACAGAGTCCTCGACGTACTCCCACCAATCGCCGTTCTCGTTTGCTATGTATACGGTCATACGTGGTACTCCTTCATCTCTTGTTGGTATTCAATGAATGCACCGAACGAATGTTCATGCCCTTCATCATTGACTGTCTGTTTCGTAAAGTCCACCACTACAGTGGTGTCCCCTAAGTCCTCGCCGTCAACAGATGTGAACAAGCCGAAGCCTGTCTCGCTGTTCCATTGGTCGCCGATTAGTTGTGATACAACTATGCGGGCTGCATAGTTCTGGTCTGTCCATCGTGGTGTTGCTTTGCTTAAAGCAAAGGCTAGTTCTTCACGCCACATAGTCTCGCCCCAGTGTGAGTAGAGTGTGACGTGTGCTTGTTCGTTTGGATATACCTTCAGTACGAAATTGATACGTGCTCCCATTTAGATTTCTCCTATCTGTTGTAGTAATTCAATGGCTTTTGCCATTGCTTCTTGCCATGAATACCCCTCGGCTGATGCCAGCGTGGTATTCCAGTCGTCGAGTTTCTCGAACTCGACTGTGTACAGTGTGCCTCGAGGATTCCAAGGCATGTCATCTTCTTGGTGGTTCAGTTTTACTTTGTAATCCATTTCATTCCTCCTCATCACAGTCACTGCCGAACATCTTTTGCCAGCAGGTATCACATGTACCAGAGATAAGCAACTCTCTATCTCCGATAGATAAATCAGGGAAGATGTCTTGCACAAACCTACGCTCAGAGCGAGGCATGTAGAGTTCAGTCAACTGCTCAACTGTTGCGGGAACTTGTGTTGTCTGACCGCATAAACGGCAGTCAACGTCAAACGTAATCATTGTGCTCATTGGTGCTCCTTTCGATTGGTGTAGAGGGGACAGCGATTTGCCATCCCCCCTTTCTATACACATCTTCGATGTGTTATCTATGAATGACGTGCGAGCCATTCGGTTACGGCGCGACGAGCGACGAACAGACCAAGCGTAAAGCCACTAGTAAATAGGGCTATTGCTATTGCAATATAGTCTCCGTAGTACATTAGTTATCTCCTTCCTTTGAGCGATTACGTATGTCAGCGCAGGGGTAGCAAGTCTTCTCGACTTCGACTCCAAGTACGAAGGCATCTATGCCTGAGTAGATGATGTCAATTGCTCCGTCACAGTATTGGCATCGCATTATGCGCGACCTCCCTTCAGGGTAAGGTAAGCGTTTGGCTCAACCTTTTGGATTTCATCCAGAACTGTGGTAAAGTTCGGGTATGCCTTGAAGGCTGAGAGGATTGCTTCAATCTTCTTCGAAGATTTAGCGGTGTTAGTAGTGATGCGTACCTTTGCGAAGATACGCTTATCATCTGGCTTCGACACATGAACAACGCCGTTCTTCACAACGCCGACTAGTGCCTTAGTTTCAACTGTTCTCATGGTGTTCCTTTCGGTAAAGTGCCGAGCCAATTTGATTCGACCCCTTTATCAAAACAAATCTTCGATTTGTTATCAAGAAAAGACAGGTGTGCATGGATCATACGTGCGAGCTGTTAGCAGTCAATACGTATCGCCCGCCATGCTTATGCGTTATGACGCATGGCGCGACACGGCATGCATGACATGACGTAGAGCGCATGACATGACACATGACACACACAGGGTGAGCCAACACACCGAGGATTTACGCTTGAGATTTGACATTGGGCTGGCTGTGTGAGATAATGTTTGTCGTTGGGAGGTGGTCTCTCAGCATTAGACGAAAGGCAAGACATGAACACAGCATGGACACATGATGACCTACTCACAGACCTTCAAGCGGAGGTGCTGGAGGTACGCAAGGAGTACGGAGTACCAAGCCTGAATCACATCCCTGATTTCGAATTGGTCTCTCTCGCATATGCACAGTTGGGCGACCTTGTCCACATAGGCAAGGGGCGCGTTGGTATCGTGTATGACATCGCGGAGGTACGTAATGCAAGAGAGTTGCGTATCGTGAGCGATAAGTTCCGCGTAATCATGAAGAGAGTTTCCCTATAAGATAGTTAGGCAAGCCCCTCGCGTCAGCACAGGCGCGGGGGGTTTTCGCCTGCGCACAGACACATTTCCACAGGCTCACGCATACATGCGTGGGTCTTTTTTTGTGTTCCGCCCTTGACGACCCCCACCATGTTTAGACCCACCCCCCTCCCTCCCCCCCACTATCCACAAAATAATATTCACCAGAAAACCAGCTCTGACCAGCACTTATATATATAAATAAAAATAATTACCAAAAGCCCTTGAAACACGCCGACGCTCTAGACCCCTATATAAGTATAAGGCGAAATACTTATTGAGCCTTCTGTGGCTGGCTTAATGCCAGCCTAATGGTTATATATGCAAGAGTGGGGATACTTCTGCCCAGACCCCTCTGTACCACTACAGACACTGGAGTCCAATTGGAAAGAAATCTATCACCAGAAGAAGCTCGTAAAGAACTCATTGACCTGGTAAGACAAGGCAGGACGATCGCCGACGCCCTAAAGGTCATCGGACGATCTCGCTCTTGGTATGACACCCAACGCCGAGAAGCCGAGGGCTTCTCAGCTTATGTAGATAATGCTCGTGGTAGAACAGCAGACCTCGCTGATTCCGCTCGGTCTGGCTTATCTGGGTTTGCAGAGTTCTCTGAGAATTACCTTGGTACTAAAGTACCTCCCCACATGATGAATGTGGTAGACATGCTAGAAGGCAATGATCCTTCTTGGTTACATGAAAGCATGGTCTATGAAAAGGGGTCGGCGGGGTTATCCCGCCTTCTTGTAAACGTACCCCCTAACCACGCCAAGACGATGACAATCACAATTAACTACGTCACCTACCGTCTGGTTAAAAATCCTAACATCTCGGTCATGGTTATCTCCAAGACCCAGGAGCAGGCAAAGAAGTTTTTATATGCGATCAAGCAACGCTTGACGCATCCGAGGTACGCTGACCTTCAGGCAGCTTTTGGTCCAGCAGATGGATACAAAGCTACTGCAGACCAGTGGTCAGCAACCAAGATTTATCTTGGTGGCGACATCCGCGATAACGATGCTAAAGACCCTTCAGTCGAAGCTATCGGTATGGGCGGGCAGGTTTACGGAAACCGTGCAGACTTAATCGTTCTTGACGACGTGGTCACTCTGAGTAATGCTTCAGAGTGGGCTAAGCAACAAGAGTGGATTAGACAGGAAGTAGCTTCACGCCTACCACCAGGAGGTGGGCAGCTTCTTGTTGTAGGCACACGAGTATCAGCAGTTGACTTATATAAGGAACTCCGCAACCCACAGCATTACACCGATGGCACATTGCCTTGGTCATATTTGTCCATGCCTGCAGTCTTAGAATATGCAGACAACCCTAAAGACTGGAAATGTCTTTGGGAAAAGACCGAACAACCTCTTACGGATACTGACGTACCTGACGAGAATGGTTTGTTTGATCGATGGACAGGACCGCGTCTAACGGCGGTCCGTAATGAGGCAGGACCATCTAAGTGGTCACTGGTATACCAGAACCTCGATATTGCGGAGAATGCAATCTTCGACCCGACATGCGTCAGAGGCGCAGTCAACGGAATGAGAAAATCGGGTGCATTGGTTGCAGGCGCAGCAGGACATCCCAACAACCCTGAGAACTTTTACAGGGTCATAGGTATCGACCCAGCAATGTCTGGTGATACCGCTGCTATCGCCTATGCGGTTGACCGCAGGTCACATAAACGCTACGTCTTAGATGTTCACATCATGACAGCTCCTACACCTGCAGCAATTCGTTCTCTTATCAGGGAATGGACCGATGCGTATAAACCGCATACGGTCATTGTGGAATCAAATGCTTTTCAGCTTTTCCTTACACAAGACGAAGAGATTCGTAACTTCCTGTCGACCCGAGGTATTAGTTATAGACCTCACTACACAGGAAATAATAAACAGGATCCAGAGTTTGGCGTTGCCTCTCTGGCTCCACTGTTCGGCTCCCTCACTAAGCGGGATGGAGTCATGAACAACTTCAAGCATGCTGATGATAACTTAATTGAATTACCAGACAGCTCGAAGAATGAACACGTCAAAAAGTTAATAGAACAATTAGTAACCTGGCAACCAGGAGTACAAGGCAAGAAGCTCAAGATGGATGCCGTGATGGCATTATGGTTCTGTGAGATCGTAGCCAGAGAAACTTTATTAACTTCGACTAACGTACCAAACTTTATCAACAATCAATATACACCTCGTGGTGAGATTGAATCAAGATACATCATCAACTTAGATGACCTCGCTGCACAACAGCGAACTGTGAGATTGTGACATCAATGAAAGAACTTGTAAATGCATTCGAGCAATTAAAAGCTCGTAACTCCGAGCGCGATAAGCGCATGCGCGAGGTTGCTCTTGTTAGAGCTGGCAATGCCGATCAGGTCTTCCGTGGTTTATTCCCAGAAGGCATTTGGTCACGTCCTATTATTGCCAACCTCATTGACGTTGTCGCAAGAGATGTTGCTGAACAAGTCGGTGTTCTACCTACCATTACTGCTGCTGGTGATTCATCTCTTGATGATAACCAGCGTTCCAAGGCTGACAAGCGTACCAAGATTGCAAACTATTATGTTGCATCATCTCGGCTTGGAACGGAACTACTGCGTGGCGCAGATCAGTTAGCAACCTATGGCTTTGTTCCTTTACGAGTTGAACCAAACTTTAAGGACAAGCGACCACACATCCATGTGGAAAACTCAATGGGTGCTTATTACGATATGGATCGCTTCGGTGTTGTAAACACCTACGCTCGTCTATATCACCGTAAAGCTGGAGACTTGGCTGCTCACTTCCCCGAGCATGCCGATGCAATTCTTCAAACAAATACTTATACACGTGGCGACGGTAACAGTTTGTTACAGGTCGTACGTTGGACAGACAGACAAAAGACTGTTCTATTTTTACCAGATCGTGGGGGGTTAGTACTTGCAACAACACCAAACAAGGCGGGTATCGTCCCAATTGCAATTGCTCAACGTCCTTCTTTGGATGGCGAGACCAGGGGTCAGTTCGACGATGTACTACCTGTTTACGCAGCGAAAGCGCGACTTGCTCTCCTTACTATGGAAGCTGTTCAGAAGTCTGTTGAAGCTCCACTTGCTCTTCCTAATGATGTTACTTCTTTATCCATTGGTCCTGATTCAGTCATTCGTTCTAACTCTCCTGAGAAAATTCGTCGTATCAATCTGGATGTACCTCAGTTCGCGTTTGCGGAGAACAATGTCCTAGCGGATGAAATGAAATTGGGAACACGTTTCCCTCAAGCACGTGCAGGACAAGCAGAAGGATCAGTAGTTACTGGTCAAGGCGTAAAAGCTTTGATGGCAGGATACGATTCACAAGTTAAGATTTACCAATCAATTCTTGGTGAGGCAATCGGACAAGCAATTTCATTTGCGTTTGCAACTGATGAAGCATACTTCCCAGAGATTACTCGTGAAGTATCCGCAACTGCTAACGGAGTTCCTTACAAGTTAAAGTACAAGCCATCTTCCGACATTAATGGAAATTATGGCGTGACCGTTGAGTACGGTCTTATGGCAGGTTTAGACCCTAACCGTGCATTGGTATGGGGTCTACAAGCTCGTGGAGATAAGTTAATCTCTCGCGGAATGTTGCGTCGCAACCTTCCTATCTCGCTTAATGCTGGTGAAGAAGAGCGAGCAATCGACATTGAAGAGATGCGTGATTCCCTTAAAGCGTCCGTATCACAAATGGCTGCAGCAATTCCACAAATGGTAATGCAAGGTCAAGACCCAATGAAGATTGTAGAAAAAATGGCAAGCGTTATTACAGATCGCAAGAAGGGTATCCCTCTTGAAGATGCAGTAGCAAATGCTTTTAAGCCAGAACCAGCACCAGAAGCCCCAGCAGGACAACCAGGAATGCCAGAACAACCAGCAGTTCCTGAACCTGGAATGGGTGGAGGACAAGCACCACAACTTCCTCAAGGTAGACCAGCAATGCAAGAACTGCTTGCAGGTCTAACAGGTGGAGGAAATCCAAATCTAGCAGCGAGAGTAACTCGTCAGATACCAGCATAACTAAGGAGAAACAAATGTTTGGAAAGCAAGGAAAAGCAGCAAAGGCAAACGTAAGTACAGCAATCATGGGCAAGAAGAATGCTGGAAAAGTTGTCGGAGCAGGTGGAGTAAAGCAAGGCACTTTGTCAAAAGGCACAAAGGGCAACACAAACAAGCTTAAGTAAAGGATAAGGTTATGGCAGCGAAGAAACCAAAAGCTCCAAAGAAGTTTAAGCAGGCGCGTAAAGCTGCCGTAGCCGACGCTAAAGGGGCTTTCACAAGCGGAAAGACCAAAGCAGTACGCCGTGATCCAATGGCAAAAGTATCTGCAGAAGATAAGGCAGTTCTTTCAGAAGTAAAGAAAGAAGCCAAAGCAGGTTACATTACCGATGATCGTGGTAATAAAGTGTTTAGCAAGCCAACTGAAACGGCACAAGAGCGAATTGCTCGTGATCGCCGTGAGGCTAAAGCTGCAGTTGATCGCATGTATGCAAAAGAAGACGCAGCAGCTAAGGCTACTAAGCCTAAGCCTACTGTTGGTGGAACTGCTGGAACAGCAGCAAAGCCAAAGCCTGGATTAGCAACACAAATTAAAAAAGATGTTGCAAAAGTAAAAGCTAACAAAGAAGCAGCAAAGCCAAAGCCTGGCGTTAAGAAGCCTGGCGTAACTCGTGCAGAAAAGTCTGCTGCTAATAAAGCAGCATGGGCAAAGATGTCACCAGCAGAACGTAAAAACTGGGCAGCAACTAAAGGCAAGGTTGCAGGAACTGGCGTTAAGCCAACTACACCAAAAACTGTTGCAACAAAGCCAAAAGTTAAGACTGGTGTTGCAGCCAAAGGTGAACTTACAACAGCAGCACAAGTTGACAAATACAAAGCAGCAGTTGCTGCTGGTAAGTCAAAGGGTGAAGCAGTTCGCATTGCTAAAGGTGGAGCATCTAACCTTCCTGCAGTTATAACAAAGCAGGGAACAAAAACAGTTGCAAAGCAAGCTGGTGTTAAAGCAGCACTTGCAACAGCAGGTAAGACTGCAGCTAAAGGCGCATGGAAAGTTACAGGTGGCAAAGTAGGTCTTGCACTTACTGCAGCATCACTTGCAGCTGGTCCATTATTTGATGCACTTAATAAAGGTGCTAAAAAAGGAAGCATGCCTGGCGGAAATCAAAATATGACAACAGGTCGCGGTGGACGTCCACAAGGATTTGTTGAAGATAAGAAAGTTTTACCTAAGCGTCCAGAAGGTTCATACCCAAAGGGTGGCGGTAAAGGTCTTAAGATCGGTCCTGGTGGAACAACTACTGATTACAAAGTTGAACACGGTGACACACTTTCAGGTATCGCTAAGAAAGCTGGCGTAACTCTTTCAGAGTTGATGGCAGCTAATAAGAAAATTAAAGATCCTCGCAAGATTTATCGAAACACAACAGTGAAGATCCCTAATAACAAGCCAGCTCCTAAGCCAATGTACACAGGTCCAGTTCCATACGTACCAGGATCTAAAGCAGCGAAAGCATACGAAGCTTCAAGAAAGTAGTAATCCATGTCTATGATGCAACCCAATCCTGGCGCGGTATCTGGTCCTGGAAAGTTTTCCAAGCGACCAGATATCCCAGCGCAGGGTGCTAAAAGATTACCTAATGCAGCCTATGGCGAGCAAAAGGATTTTCTTGCACAACAGGCGGGCGCACCAATGGCAAAATCTGCTAATCCATTAGGCAGTGTTATTCCGTTATCTGCGCAAACTAACCGACCAAATGAACCTGTTACTGCAGGTGTTGATGCTGGTCCAGGTCCAGGCAGTGAAGTACTAGGACTTAAAGCACCCAGTGATGTACAAGTAGGAGACTTAACTGCATTACAAAAGTATCTACCTTTAATGATGCAGTATGCAGATTCACCTAATTCAACTGGAACAATGAAAGCATTTGTTAAATATCTACGGAGTCAAACTGAATGAAAGTATTCAAGAAGTTCGAGGAGAATCTCGAGTATCTTGGGTTTGAGTTGGCTCCAGTAGCATGGGATTTAGCTCGTTTTCCTTTTGAGTCTGATAGTGATCGCATTGATTTACTTAATGAATTAACTACAGCTCCAGAAGGGGGAATGACTAATGTCGCAGATGCAACCACAGCCAACACCAACTCCCAACTGGTGGGATAAGTACTATGCTGAAACACCAGCAACCGCTCCTGGACCAACGTATTCACCTGTAGATTCTTTTAAGAAACAACAGTTTGATAATACTAAAGTCGGTGGAATTGAAAAAGCTATTGTTCCTAAGATCGCTTCTGGAATTGAAAAGGCAAAGAATAGTCCATTTGGTTTTATTGTAAATCCAGCCATGAAGGTTATGGAGACAGTAGGCAAATACGTAGTTCAACCTATTACACAGGGTGTCTCTACTGCTCTTCTTGTTCCACAAGCTCTTGGTCAAGGCAAGGGCGTATCTAGTTTTAGATACGCATCCCAGCAAGCCAAGAAGATCTCAATGGGTCAGGCTCTTGCCACATCTGTAGGCGGAGTTGTTGGATCTGTATTACCAGATGCAATTACTCCTACATTCATGGACAGCAACTTTAACGTCTTTGATGACAAACAACGAGACAATGCATTCAGAGATGAATGGCTTGGAATTGTTGCATCAGGTGGAACAGATTTAACTCTCGCATTGCTTGGTACTAAAGGTGCTGGAGCAATAACTCGTGCAGGTGTAAAGACTGCAGTTGGATCAAAAAAGATTCTTACAACTGCAGATATGAATACATTCCGCGCTAAAGTTGAAGACACTGTTGCTTGGGCTGCTGCCAAAACTGGCGAAGCACCTACATCTGGTCTTGGTGTTCTTATTGATGACGCAGTTAAAGAGACAAATCTAACTCGTCTTGCTGCGAATCCTTTGATTTCAGAAACTGCAAACCCATATCGCACAGCAACAATCGTCTCTCGTCTTGATAATCATCGAGATGTTGGAGATTACCTGCTTGCCGAACGTGGTGATACTGCAGCATTCATGCGTTTAATGCAAAGCAAGCCAGTACTTGCTGACCATATTGACAATTATGGCATTAACCGATTTGAACCAATTTCAGATTTTTCTAAAATTGGATTAGATGCAATCAGTCCTAAGTTGACAACTCGCTATCAGGCTATTATTGATGCCAAGCGAGCATCTGATCCTAAATTTTCTGACGCACTTGATGACTTTATGTCCAAGGCAACTAGTGGCGTACTTGAAAGTTATCAACCAGGTAAGTATGGCGTACTAGAAAAGCTAAACCTCGGTAAGCAAAAGCTTGCTTTGCAAGCTAAGTATGGTGATATCAAACTATTTGGTCGAGACGGTGGCGAAGGCTGGCGTTCAACTGTATATCAGACAGATGTTTATGATCGTGCCGTACGTGCTATTGCATGGGTGGGTTCAGGTCGACCACAAGGTCACATCAATGTTTCTAACCCACGTAGGTTTGAAGCAGCCAATGATTTACTATCAGACCTTAACCGTTTGCAAATGCTACGCGGTTCAGAAGGTGCAAAGTTTAAGCGCGATATGGTTGAGAAGTTCCTTGCAGCACAGGATGATACTCAACGAGCAATGGCTCTTGCGCAAGTAGAACAACAAGTCATGATTAGACTTGCTAATAATTACGGTGTTCGTGGTATCGATGATATCAAGACTAATAAAGATGCAGTAGACCAAATTACTAAATGGCATGCTGGCGTTAGTGAGCGTCGTCAAACATTAACTCAATATGCGACCAAGCATGGATTTATACCAGATGAAGATGGAAACCTTAACGTAACCAACTTCTTTGCTGTATCAAATGAAGCTCAGACTGTACCAATGCTTGATTTCCGTAAGTTAGAAATTGAAGTTATTGTAAATACTAAGCGTTCACTTGGTGCAAGAGCACCAATTACTAAAGGTCAAGAGCTTGGAGCATTTGCCTCTAAGGTTGGAATGTCTGTAGGTCAAGTTCTTGACACAGCCAATATGGTATTTAATAACTTAAACCTACTTCGCTTTGCATACATCCCAAAGAACTCAATGGTTGATCCATTTGCTCGTGGAAGTATGGCACTTGAATCAATGGAACTTGTAAAAAACGGAATGCCTGGTGTACAGAACATTGTTCACAATACAAGCCTACGTGCAGAACAAGCAAAGCGTTGGATTCCTGGAACCAATAGCGCAGCATCACGACGTCAAGAGAAAGCCGTCCTCAAAGAGATGGATATTCTTGCTGGTGATCTTAAAATTGCTGTCGAACCATGGGAAGTAGCACAAAAGAATTTTGATGCAGCCGAAATGGCATGGCAAGCAGCACGTACAGCGCAAGCAAAAGCTGAAGCACTAGCCAAAAAAGCTACCAAAGCGACGCAAGCACAAGCAGATGCTGCAAAACATGCAGCAGATTACGAACTTTGGAAAGCGCAAGACGCTTTCTATAAGGCAACAGATGATTTAGACCGAACCGCACAACAGGTTAATGGTTTATCTGTACTTATTGAAAAGAAGCGTGGTCTTATTTCAGATGAGGCTAAAGCACAGGGTGCTTTGCGCAATCGTAAACTGCTAGGTCAAGAAGCAGAAGTCATTACTGTCAATGGTAAAGAATATGCAATTGCAGGTCTTGCAGATCCCAACATTCGTGGTGCTAAAGCCTACATGTCTGAGATCGATTCAACACAAAACTTTTATAGTACATCTATGCAGGCTGAATATAGCCGTCGTCTACGTGCAGAAGGCTCACGATTTGTCACAATCAAGCGTAACGAGGGTAAGCCTTATTGGAATGCGTTAGCACATATTGCTAATCGTCAGATTCGTAACGAACTTGAGATGCCTTTAGGCATGATGATGCGTGGTGAATCAGACGGACAGATTCTTAAATGGCTTTATACAGGTGATGCTGGTAAAGAATACCGACGTCGTATGTCATCACGTGCTGGTCATCAAATGACTCAAGATGAATTTGCATCATGGGTTAGCACAACAAGCGACAAGCTTCGTAAGATGTATCCAAGTGAAGAACTACGTAAACTTATTTTAGAACGAGATGTCTCAATCAAGGAAACAGAAATTCTTCTTCGCAATAGACCAGATCTACTTGAGTCTATCGAAGGTCCAAACATTAATCTTAATGATTTGAACTGGGCTGAAAAGAGATTTGCTAATTTAGCTGGAGTTACTGATGCAGCATGGCGCGTTCTTGCGTTATCTGAAAACAGAATGGTTCGTAATCCACTCTTCTTGAATTACACAAGAGATGAAATGCGAACACTTATCAATGCAGCACAACGTGCTGGCATTGACCCATCAGATGCAGTGGTTAATAACCAGATGCGTCAGGTTGCCTATCGTAATGCACTAGCACGTGTGGAACAAACACTGTATTCATCACGTCGCCTCACCAATGGTATGTACGCTGCTCGTTTTGCAATGTCATTCCCTCTAGCGTTCTTTAATAGCCAGGTAGTTGCCATGAAATTGATGGCTAAGAACCCAATGAATGCATATTGGTATAACAGTATTGCTAATGCTTTTGATAACTTTGAAGCATACGAAGACCAAGATGGAAACACATATGCAAAGATGTCAGATGTTCCACCAGGGACTCAGGTAAACGTTAAGTATCCGCTTCCATTGGGAGACAAGCTCCCTCAGTGGGCAAAGGATGCGCTTAAGCCATATACAGACTCACGTGGTGGTGGGCTTAAATGGAATCCAAAGCAAATGGAATTCATGATTGCAGATCCAAGCGTGTCTTGGTTTGGAACCGTTGGAATTTCACAGCTTGTTAAAGATGGATTTACAGCACCTTTTGGTTTATGGACAATTCATGGTGAAGACATTGCAAAGAACATACGTTCCACATTTGGTGATGACTTTTATGAAAACAGTATTCTTTATGGTGGTTACCCACAAGAAGGTGGCAACCTAGTAAGCACAGCAGTTAATACAATTGCTCCAGGCTATTTACGTTCAGCACTGGATAAGATTGGCATACTGCGTAGTGATCGATTCGTCGATGAAGTGTTTACTAACTATCGCGTTCTTTATTCAGAATGGGATCGCAATGGACGTACAGGCGAACCTCCTAGCATGGCGGTTGCTGCTAAAGCAGCGGGCAATATGTCTTTCATTCGTTCTGTGGTTCAATTCTTTGCTCCTATCTCAACAACTTTTGATCCAGTAACTCGTGCTGCTACACAGTATTACAGCGACCTACTTACCCAGTTTGGTGGCGACTACGACCTAGCACAGAAGAAGATGGAAGAAGAATGGGGTATTGACTCCATTGCTTTGATTGGTTCGAACCAAAAGAATATTGCTGGTGTAGCTGCTAACTACTCAGATATTAAAATGATTCGTAATAACCCAGCCCTTCTTGAGAAGATTGGTCGTTGGGATACTAAATACGCATCAATGTTATCTGCTGGATACGGTGAGTTAACAGATCAATATTCAACTGAGATCGCTGCAATCTATAAGAGATTAAATTTCCCTGGTGGATACAACTCTCCTCTTACTCAAAAGAAGAGTGCAGAAGAACTAAGAGTTGATATTGAATCACGCCGTGGGTGGGCTGAATATCAGAAAGCCACAGAGTGGCGTGATTCAGTTATGGCTCAATATGGAGTTACTTCGTCATATCAAGTTAGATACCAATCACTTGGTATTAAAGCAGAGTATGACCGAATGGTTAAAGCAATCCAAACAGATTTTCCAGGTTGGGCTGATAATCGTTCAGCAAGCCAAAGAGATTTCTGGGGCGTAACAGTTCCAGCAATCCAGGAGATTGCTAATGATCCTAAGTGGAGACAATATGCCGATGGTAAAGGTGACAAGTGGACAGAGATTGCCTACTGGTTAACCCAAGCTAACGCATTCAAACAACAGTATGCCCAGGCAATGAGCAGTGATGCTCGTAAAGCAGATCTTAAAGCACAGTTTTCGCAATTTCATTATAACTTTATGCAAGTTGCAAGCGATGACTTTTCAACATTTGCAGCAAGGTGGTTAGAGAACATGCCCGAACTAAGTACAGAATTGGTGGCTTCATAATGGCTAAGAACCCAGAACCAAGATACGGTCCTAATGGAGAAAGTCTTGTACCAGGAACTGCTGCATATAACAAAGGTTCCAAGGTAAGACCTGTACTTACAAACACTGGAACAAGTTCATCATACCCATCATTTGCTCCTAACGTTCCTGGCATTCAATTGCCAGGTCTACCACCTGCACGTTTTGCCTCACCAGATGAAGCTAAAGACTGGTTTAAGTATCTACCTACTAAGAACAAATCTTTATATAATGACTTTATTGCAGACATCACACGAAAAGGTATATCTAAAAAATATGCACAAACCGTGTGGAATGATGCAGTTGGTTGGACACAATCATTAGGTAGCACAAGTGGCAATCCATTTGAATATCTTAATGTAATGGACCCATCTTTATATCAAGCTGAAGGTTCTAAGATTAAGTATGGAACGCAGGCTCAAAAAGATTCACGTGTTACACAGTACAGTGGTTCATCTGCTGCTCAACAAATCAGCGATGAGATGGAACGCAGACTTGGTCGCAGAGCGACACAGTCTGAAATTGATGCATATACCGCAGGTGTTAATGCAGCAGCCAAGAAAGAACCTTCAACATTTACTGGTTCAACTACAACCACTGCTCCTAAAGGCAAGAACACATTAGGTTCAACTGCAACAACTGGAACACAGACTACTGGATTTGATCCAACAATGTTTGCTCGTAACTTTGCAATGTCTCGTCCAGACTATGCCGAGTCATTTGCAGCAAATACATTCTTAGGTCTAGTTGAAAAACTTCTTAAAGATCCTAATGCAATTGGAAATGTGGTGGGTGGCTAATGGCATATACAGTTAAAACTGGCGATACGCTTAGTAAAATTGCAGCTGCTAATGGAACTACAACTGCAAAGATTATTGCAGCTAATCCATTCTTAAAAAGCAATCCAAAGTATAATGGTGGATCTACAATCTTTAGTGGCACTGTGCTTCAAATGCCAACACAGTCTGGTGCATCAACTGACTTAAACACAGCAGTTAACAATGCAACTAGTGGTAGCAATACTGGCAGTAATACTGGAAGCAATACTGGTAGTGGTACATCTAGTGGTACATCAAGCCAAGCTGCAACCAAGATTGACAAGCTTGACAAAGCTACATTGCAAGCTAAATTCGGTATTGCTGCTGGTGTTATTGGTGCAGACGGAAGTCTTGAGGCAGTACTTAATCAAATTTTAGATCAACAAATTACATCTGAGGCATTAATGACTCAGATGATTCAGAACACTACATGGTATAAGAACCAAACAGATACCCAGCGTCAATATGCATATTATAAAGAAACAAATCCTGGGCAATATGCTGCAGACTTGCAACTTAACGCAAGCAATATTGTTAAACAATTTATGGGTAATGGTATAACCATTACATCAGCACAAGCTATTGATTATGCACAGCAAATGATGCAGTCAGCCATTATTAAAGATGGCAAGGTTGTTCGTTATGACCAAGAGTTCCTTAATAAGATTATGGCTAACGCTATTGACTTTAGTAAGAAGAGCACCATTGGTGGCAAGACAATCTATAACTTAACTGGAAAGTTAGAGACAGTATCTAACGAACTTTACAAGCGGGCATGGGAATATGGATTCCCAGCAAGCATGTCAAATACACGATTTGAATCATGGTTTGAAAATAGTATGAAGGGTCTTATTGCTGGAACTCTTAATGCAGAAGATCTGGATAATGAACTTCAGAAGCAAGCAATGTCAATGTTTCCTGGTCTAACAACTCAACTATCTCAAGGCAAAACATTACGTGATGCAGCTGATCCATGGTTAACAGCAATTGCTGACACATGGGAAACAGATGTTAATTCATTGGATCTTAATAATGATTATGTTCAGCGAGCACTTAACTACACAGATGAAAAGGGAAATGTAACAACAATGAACCTTTATGATGCTAAGAAAATGGCTCGTCGTTCTAGCAACTGGGATTACACAAGCACAGCAAAAGAGGAGAAGACCAAGATTGCATCAACGGTTCTCCGCGACTTCGGATTCCTGGGGTAAGTAGATGCCAAGAGATTATATGATGGCTGATGGTGGCGGTAGCGCACTTGCCTCAGCAGTAGCTGATTATGGAATGACATTCAGTGAGAAGAATGCTTCCGCTGCCTCCGCTGCTAACGCAGCTGCTGCAGCAGCTGCACCTGTTACACCACGTGAGTTTGTTACAGTAAAGCCAGGAGATACTTTCTCCCAGATTGCCAAAGATAATGGCATGACAATCAAGGAACTTCTTGCTATCAACCCAACAATTGATAACAATCCAAAGTATAACAATGGTTCAATGATTTGGTCTGGCACAAAGATTTATACTGAGCCAGCTAAGCCAGCACCTGGTGGTGCTGCAACTGATTCTCAGAATTGGGATAAGTATAAAAACACTAGCACTGCAACAGCAACTGCTACAAGTACTAGTACAGCAACATCTACTAATACTTCCACATCCACGGCTACGTCTACAGCAACTAGTACAGCAACTAGTACAGCAACTAGTACGGCAACTAGTACGGCTACATCAACATCGACTGCTACATACGGCGGATCAACAACATTTGTTAATCCAATAACCGCAGCAACTGGTGCGGTTGATTCGCAAATTGCAGATTTGCTTGCTCAAATTCAAGCAATGCAAAATACATTTAATAAGCCAGTGGCAAAAACAGTTGCTTATGAAAAGACTATACGCAAGTCTGGCGGAGTTGTAGAAGTCTGGCAAGTTATGTCAGATGGAACTATGGGTCAAATGGTTGACACGTATACTGATTTTGGTGCTCGTGATTCAGTACTTAAAATGTTTGAAAACACAGGTCTTGGTTCTGGATTTTTAGATTCATTAATGAAATCCATTGACAAAGTATATGAAGAAAACATTATGCCAACCGATGCTCAGATCCTTAATAGTATCTATGACAGCGATGCATATAAGACCCGCTTTGCTGCTAACGAAACAATTGCTGCACGTATGAAAGATGGCAAGGGTAGACCTGGCGATAAACTTCTTACACCATACGAATATATCCAAGCAGAAAAAGGATACGAATCAATTCTTCGTGAGGCTGGATTACCAATTGGTTTCTATGATACACAAGACGACTTCCGTCGTCTTATTGAAAACTCAGTCAGCGTAAGCGAACTTACAGACCGTGTTAATATTGCAAAGAATGCTTTACAAAATGCTGATTACAACACCAAGAATGCTCTTAAAGAATATTACGGTTGGACAGAAGGCGAACTTGCTGCATATATGCTTGACAGCGAAAAGGCTTTTGACTTAGTTAACTCTAAGTTTAAGTACACAACCGAAGAAGCTAAGAAGATGTACGGCGCAGCCGAAATCGGCGGTGCTGCTGCACGTGCTGGTCAACTATCTGACAAAGCTTTCGCAGAAGAAATTTATACATCTGGTAAAGGTGCTCAAGCAGAGTCAGCCTTCCAGTCTGCAGCTGCAAACCAAGCTGATTACCAAAGACTTACAGGTCTTTATGGTGAACAAGGTGGCACTCAAGATCTAGCTCGTGAAGAGCTTGCTCTTGCAGGTGGCGCAGATGTAACAATGAAGAAGAAGCGATTAGCTTCTAAAGAACGTGCAATGTTTGCACAGAAATCAGCAATTGATGCGTCCTCTCTTGGACGTCGTAGTAAAAAAGCTGACGTATAACTAAGTTCCGTTCCTGATCGACCAGCCCAGGTAACGAGTATCAGTCTGGTAGTCATCACGTCTATGAATCACTTCCCCTTGTGAGGAGTACGTGTGGTGCAAACCCGATGAGGGTCCAACAACTAATAGGGAGAAAAAGCAATGGCAGAATATAACGAGTACGAAACGTTCGAAGACGATACCGAAGACTACGGTACTGACTTAGTAAAGAAACTACGCAAGCAAGTAGATCAACTTTCCAAGCAAATCAAGGAAAGAGATTCACAGCTTGAGGAGTATCAGACATATAGTCACGAAGCAGCTATCGGAGAAGTACTAGAAAGTTTTGGTCTCAATCCAAGAATCGCAGCATTTATTCCATCGGATATTGAAGCCGACGAGGAAGCAGTAGCTGAATGGTTAAATGAATACGGCGATGCCTTTGGCATTACTGCCGTTGATGAATCAGAGTCTTTTGAAGAAGACCCTGATGCTCAAGCATTTGAGCAAATGTCGAATTTTGAAGATGGTGATGTCGACCCATCAGTGGGTCGTGACATTCATTCATTGATTAGCAATGCTACTTCAGTGGAAGAACTCACCAACTTCTTAAAACGGTAACAATACAATCAACCCTAATAGAAGGAATTAAACGTGCCAACAACACCAGCCACGTCAACAACGACATCCTCGATGTCGAACTTGATCCAGACTGCGTATGACAAGTACATTGAGTTTAACCTTCGTTCAGAACCAATGTTTCGCAAGTTTGCGGACAAGCGTCCTGTCGATGTAACAAACCCAGGTAACACTGTCGTATTCCAAGTCTACACAGATCTATCTCGTGCTACTTCAGCACTAACTCAAACAGCTGATCCAGATGCAGTAGAGCTAAGCAACACCAACCGCGTCCACGTAACAGTGAACGAATACGGTAATGCTGTTCTAACAACTGAGCGTCTTGCTCTTGAGTCTCTATCAGCAATCGATCCAGCAGTTGCAGACATGTTGTCTTTCAACATGCGTGACTCACTGGACTCACTTGTATGGGCTAAGTTAACTGCCCTAGCAACAGGTCGCTACACAGGAACAACTTCTGCTGACGAATCAACAGTCAACGGACAAGATGTTTCTGCTTCAACTTCAGCAGCTAACTTCACAGCAGCACTTGCTCGCCGTGGTGTAGCAAAGCTACGTGGAGCAAATGTTCAGACACGCGAAGGCGGTCTTTACACTGCACTAATCCACCCAGATGTTTCATACGATCTTCGTTCTGAAGCACAAACATCAGGATCTGCTGTATGGCAGCTTCCTCACACATACACCGAAGCAGGTGTAGGTAACCTATGGTCTGGCGAGATCGGAATCTTCGATCAGGTTCGCTATATCGAAACACCTCGTGCTGAATCTGTTTCAGGTTCTGGTACATCAAAGGTATACGCAACAGTTCTACTTGGAAAGCAGGCTCTTCTTGAGGCTGTCTCATACGAGCCAAAGACTGTTATCGGTCCAGTTACAGATAAGTTGATGCGCTTTCGCCCAGCGGGCTGGAAGGGTCTTCTTGGATGGAACGTCTTCCGTACAGAAGCACGTTACGTTATCAAGAGCAAGTCAAGCATCGCGTCTTAATTTGACGGAGAGGGGCAGGCAACTGCCCCTCTCTACTTAAGGAAACTATGAGCGAAGAATTAGATCTAATTACACCGCTTCAGGCTTACGCTTACGAAGCGCATGAAATGTATAAAGCATTTATGGATGCTGGCTTTAGTGATGCTGAAGCTTGGGATCTATTAACTCGCCAATTACCAGACTGGGAATTTCCCGCACCAATGTCAGAGAATGACATGGATGATTTTGAGGAAGAAGAAGAAGATGTCAGCGAAGAATGAAAAGTACGCTTCAAAGAAAGCTATGAAGAAGCACGAAGGTTCTGAAGGCAAGAAAGAAATGATGATGGAATACGGCAAGGTTAAGAAAATGGGCGTTAAGAAGCCAACTGTTAAGAAGAAGGGTAAGTAACATGCCAGCAAAGATGTGCAAGAAGTGTGGTAAAGCTAAGTCAAAGTGTAAGTGCTAATGCCAAAGAAATCAGTTAAAGCAGTAATGCATGAATTCAAAGCAGGTGGATTGCATTCTGGTAAAGGTGGCAAAGTAGTTAAAAACCCAAAACAGGCAGTAGCTATTGCACTGTCAATGACTGGTAAATCTAAGCCAATAATGAAGAAGGCAAAGAAGAAGTAAATGGACCCAAGACTAAAACGAGCAGGTGTATCTGGCTTTAATAAGCCCAAGGCTACGCCTAGTCACCCAAAGAAGTCACATATTGTTGTAGCTAAATCTGGTACACAAGTAAAGACTATTCGTTTTGGTCAACAAGGTGTATCTGGTTCTCCAGAGAAATCTGGTGAGACAAAGAAGTATCGTCAACGACGCCAATCATTCAAGGCTCGACATGCAAAGAATATATCTAAAGGTGTTATGTCAGCAGCCTATTGGGCAGACAAGGTGAAGTGGTAATGGCAAAGGTATTTCGTGGACCAACATACAAATACAGACCTGGTCGTGAGTATGACCTATGGTTTGTTTCTTATCCTATTGGTAAGAGCGTTGTTAAAACTGGTGGCGTTTGGAAAACAATAGTTGTCCCACAGGATTCAGATCTAGCAACATACCAACGTGTATTACGCGGTGGTTATGACAACGTCATAACAGATGCAGAAGCATCAGAACTAACAGCAGCGGGATACGGAGATTACATTTTCAATGTCTAATTGTAGATCAGGTTGTAAAACCCAAGACCATGCTAACTGGGGTGAGTGTGCCAAGGCAGCTAACTTTAGTATTACAGACCCTCTGTCTAGTGCAGCAAACAAACTTACAAATAAAGAACTTAATGCGTATAGAAACGCAAGGAAAGATGGCATTCAGCCAGCATCAACCAAGATAAAGGACATTGAAAAAGCTGTCCGTATGTCTGATAAAGCAGGAAAGGCGTTACAAGCATAATGGCTACGTTAAATCAATTAACAGAACAAACGCTTGGTGAGATTAATGGCTATGTCCGTAACCAGGAATCGGTAACGATTGCACTTAATACCGTTGATGGTGACGACCTATCTATTGCAGTTGACGATGCAGCAGCTATAAGCAAAGGCATCATTGAGATTGATGATGAACTCTTATATGTAAAGAAATCTATTGCAGCAAGTGGTACGTTATCAATCCTTGGAACATCAGCTAATCCTGTTGGTAGAGGATGGCGTGGAACTACAGCAACTAGCCACGTATCTGGCTCCGTTGTAAGAAATAATCCTTTATTCCCAAGGACACAGGCTAAGCGAGCCATACTTGAAACTATTAAAGGTATGAACTTCCCTGTCATTAAAGAAACAAATTTTGATTTTACTGGTTCACAATACGCATACTCTATCCCAGCTGAAGTAGTAGATATTACTGGTGTCTCATGGGAACTACCAGATGCTACTGGAGTATGGGCTCTTATTAAAAGATGGCGTATTGATACTAACTATTATGATGAAGATACAGATACATACGGTCAGGCTATCGTGCTTAATGAAGCACCTATGGCTGGTGCTCGTATTAACGTTCAATACACAGCGTACCCAACAACCATTACAGATAGCCAAGAGTTGACAGTAAGCGGTCTTCCCGCATCATGTGAAGATGTTGTTCGTCTTGGTGCTATGTATCGTTTGCTTTCAACGGTAGACCCAGGCAAGGTAATTGCCACATCAGTTTCTGCAGACGCATTAGATCAACCAGTATCAGCTGGCGCATCTACTACTGCTGCTAAATATTTATTCCAGCTTTACTCCGTCCGCCTTGCGGAAGAGGTGGCAAAGCAGCAAGCCAACTTCCTCAACATAATCCAGTACCAGAGGTGATGAATGCCAACACAAGCACGTTACTATAGTTCGAACGCAGCTAAGACAACTCTTGCTGCATCGATAAGTTCTTCAGCAGTAAGCCTTACGCTTGCTGCTGCAAGCAATCTACCTTCACAGTATCCATATACACTCATTCTTGAGAAGGATACAGCTAATGAAGAAGTAGTCGAAGTTACCAGTCTGGTAGGTACTGCCTATCAGATCACTCGTAACATTGACTCATCAGGTGCTAAGGCACATGCCTTTGGTGCTAACGTTGAACACGGCGTATCGGCTCGAGACTTTACCGAGTCTCGCCAACACGAAGTAGCAACTACTGATATCCATGGTATTACAGGCGACGTTGTCGGTACTGGTGGAACACAGACTCTTACTGGAACAAAGACATTATCGGCAGCAATCATTACCGCTGCTGGTGTAATCAATGCTAATAGCTACAAGATTACAAACGTAGCGACACCAACAACATCTGGTGATGCAGCTAACTTAGCATATGTAACTGGTATTGCTGGTTCTGCTACCGCTGCTGCAAGCAGTGCAACTGCTGCAGCAACTAGTGCATCTAGTGCTGCTACTTCAGCAACCTCGGCAGCAACCTCTGCATCTAGTGCAACTACTGCAGCTACTAATGCTGGTACGGCATCATCTGCTGCAGCCACGTCAGCTTCTTCGGCATCTACTAGTGCTACATCAGCAGCAACTAGTGCCAGTTCAGCAGCAGCTTCTGCTTCTGCAGCATCTACTTCACAATCTAGCGCATCAACTTTTGCCACCTCTGCTGCTACTTCTGCTACGTCTGCTGCCACTAGTGCATCTAGTGCAGCAGCATCAGCATCGGCTGCAGTAACTTCAGCTAACTCTGCAGCTACCAGCGCAACATCCGCAGGAACATCAGCGTCTTCTGCTGCTGGTTCTGCATCATCTGTTGCTGGTCAAGTTGCATCTGGTCTTGTTAGAGATATGGGATCTATTACAGATACAGATACAAGTACTGGTACATGGGTTTCATTATCTTCACTAGAAGTTAATACTCAAACGTATGCCAGCTCTGCTGCAACTAGCGCATCAAGCGCAGCGACCTCTGCTTCATCCGCTGCAACATCTGCATCAAGTGCATCTGCTTCTGCTGCAACTGCTACAACATCAGCAGGAACCGCTACAACATCAGCAGCACAGGCAGCAACATCAGCTACCAGTGCTGGTACATCTGCAGCCTCTGCTGCTACAAGTGCATCATCTGCTGCTACTAGCGCAGGTTCTGCTGGAGTATCAGCGACAGCAGCACAAACAAGTGCAACAAGTTCTGCTGCATCACAATCTGCTGCTGCAACTTCTGCTTCTTCGGCTGCTACATCAGCTGGTTCTGCTGGCGTCTATGCAACCAACTCGCTTACCAGTGCAAACTCTGCTGCAACATCAGCAACTAGTGCAAGCACATCAGCATCTTCGGCATCAACATCTGCCTCATCTGCTGCTACTAGCGCGACTAGTGCAGCAGCCAGTGCAACCACAGCTGCAAGTTATATACCATCAATGACTGGTAACTCTGGAAAGTATTTAACAACAACAAATGGTATTGCTGCTTCTTGGGCAACGGTTGACGCTTTGCCTACACAGACTGGCAATGGTGGCAAATACTTAACAACCAATGGAACCTCAGCAACTTGGGGAACTATTACAACAGATCCAATACCAGACATTCTAATGATGATGGGAGCATAAGATGCCTGCATTTGCATTACAACTTCGTCGAGGAACAACAGCACAGCACTCGGCATTTACAGGCTTGGTTGGTGAAGTAACAATCGACACCGACAAAGACACCATTGTGGTTCACGATGGTGTTACAGCTGGAGGATATCCTTTAGCAAAAGCATCCGAAGCAGGTAGCGTCGGATTAGATCCATTCTTACTTATGGGAGCATAAAACATGGCATATAAAGTACTTGGTCGTAAAGCCGCTGCCGCAACAACTGCGGAAGAACTTTACGCAACACCTTCGGCATCGGCTGCAGTAGTTTCATCTATTGTAATTGCTAACCGCGCATCTGCTGCACGAACATATCGTCTGGCTGTAAAGCCAGCAACAGGAACAACCCTTGCTACAGAGCATTATCTTGCTTACGATGTAAGCATTGCAGCTAATGATTCAGTAGCACTTACTCTTGGAATTACTCTTGCATCAAGCAATGTAATTGTTACATACGCATCTGCTGCTGATCTTACATTCACAGCATTTGGTTCTGAATTATCCGCTTAATTTAATCGTTAGGACTTCTCTCAATGGCAATATCAAAATTTAGCAATTCAACTGTTGCTACTGGTTTTCCTAAATTAAATACATTCTGGGATCAAATTTCACCAACCGCTAATCTTTTGGAATATATTGTTGTTGCAGGTGGTGGCGGAGGTGGATCACACATTGGCGGTGGTGGAGGCAGTGGTGGTTTTACCACATCAAGAACTTTTGCAATCGTTAATGGAACTTCCTACACCGTAACAATTGGTGGTGGAGGAACTGGATCTACAACTACAACTGATCCAGATGGAACCAACGGAAGTAATAGTGTTTTTTCTACTGTTACTGCAATCGGTGGCGGTAAAGGTGGATCAGGTTATTCAGATGGATGGGCTGGTGGGTCTGGCGGTGGCGGAGCTCACGGAATCAATTCTTCAGTAGGTGGTTTTCCAACTGCAAACCAAGGCAACTACGGTGGTAACGGAGTTCAATCTGGAAACCATGCTGGCGGTGGAGGTGGTGGAGCAGGAGCTGATGGAACTAATGGAACTTCAGCAGGATCTGCTCACGGCGGTGCAGGAATTGAAAACTCTATTCTTGGAACATCTTACTATTGGGCTGGTGGTGGAGGTGGCTCCAACGGTGTAAATAGTTCTGGTCCTATCGGTGGCAATGGCGGAATAGGTGGCGGAGGAGGAGCCTCCGTTGAAGGAACTAGTGCAACAGCAGGAACTGGCGGTGGAAGTGCATTAGCTTCTGGTGGCAATGGTTCTACTGCAAGTCCTGGTCCTGCTGCAAAAGCTGGTAATGGTGGAACCAATACTGGCGGAGGCGGTGGTGGAGGATCGCATGCAAGTGGTGACGGTGGTAATGGTGGATCGGGCATAGTTATTGTTCGTACAACTAGAGCTGCTGCTTCAACTACAGGATCTCCAACATATACAACTTCTGGTTCATATCACATCTATAGATTTAATGGCGATGGGAGTATTACTTACTAATGACTACTCGTAAATTTTCTACATTCAGTATTAAGACTGGATCTAAATCTTCTGATGTATCACCTAATATAATTCCATCCGTTACTGTTGACTTTTTAGTTGTAGGTGGTGGTGGTGGTGGTGGTTATGGAGAATCAGCAGCACAGGGTGTTGCTGGTGGCGGTGGTGCTGGTGGACTTCGTTCTTCAGTAACAGCTACTGGTGGTGGAGGAACACTTGAGACACCTTTAACTCTTCGCATTGGTTCTACCTATACAATAACTATTGGTGCTGGTGGAAATTCTTCAAGTTTTAATTCAGTACAAGGTGGTGCTGGTCAAAGATCTAGTATATCTGGTACTGGTATAACAACGATTGTTTCCGCAGGTGGTGGAGGCGGTGGGTCATTTAATAATTCTGCTGGACTATTGCCAAGAAATGGTCGTGAAGGTGGGTCTGGCGGTGGAGGTGCTACTTATGGTGGTGCTGGCAATGGCGGTGCTGGCTGTGCAAACCAAGGTTATGCAGGTGGAAATGGACTAGAGTCTGCTCCTTCTGCTGGTGGCGGTGGCGGTGCTGGAGCTGTTGGTGGTGTTGGAACCGCTAATGGTGGTGCTGGTGGTGCTGGAGTAGCTGTATCAATTACTGGAAGCTCTGTTACTTATGCAGGTGGCGGTGGCGGAACATCACGAAGTGGTTCACAAGGTGCTGGTGGTGCTGGCGGAGGCGGAGCTGCTGCTGTTACAGGTAGTTCACCAAGTGGAACTGCAAATACTGGTGGCGGTGGTGGTGGAAGAGGCATGGGTGTTACATCTGGTGGAAATGGCGGAACTGGTGTTGTAATCCTTAGAGCATTACAAGCAGCAGCATCTACTACAGGTTCACCAACTGCAACAACATCAGGTTCATATTATATTTATACATTTACTGGTAGCGGAACTATTACTTACTAAGGAGAAACAATGGCACATTTTGCAAAGCTAGATGAAGATAACAATGTTATTGCTGTCCATGTAGTTAATAACGATGTCATTACTGTGGATGGTTCTGAATCAGAACAAGCAGGAATTAATTTTTTAACAGATCTTCATGGTCATTCTAACTGGAAACAAACATCATATTCAGGATCAATAAGAAAAAACTATGCAGGAGTTGGTTATATCTACGATGCATCTCGTGATGCATTTATGTCAAAGCAACCGCATGAATCTTGGATACTTAATGAAGAGACCTGTAAATGGGATGCACCAATTCCATATCCTTCTGATGGTAAAGATTATTATTGGAATGAAGACACAACATCTTGGCTAGAAATAGAAACAAATTAAGGAGAAATAAATGAACGCAAAGTTTCAAGCAATGGCTTTATCATGGTTCCGTGCATCAGCATCAGCTACAATTGCGCTTTACCTAACTGGCACAACAGATCTTAAGACATTAGCAATGGCAGCATTAGCTGGTTTCCTCGGACCAATCCTTAAGTGGCTAGATCCATCAGCCACAGATTTCGGTCGCGGAGCAGAGTAATGTCTACCAACGAATGGGCTGGCTTGGCTGTTGCCACTGCCACAATAGTTGCCAGCTTTGCTGGCTCAGTTCGTTGGTTAGTTAAGCACTACCTCACAGAATTGAAACCAAATTCAGGCAGCTCGATGCGTGACTCACTCGACAGATTAGAACTTCGTGTTGACAGCCTGTATGAACTAGTAGCTGGAAAGAATCGTGAATGACAACTGTAGCCAAGAAAGCCACTCCTGCTGCAATTGCTGTGCTCCGTCAAGCGACGGCACTGCAACCAAAGCGGAAGAAAGCAAGCGATGGTCTTCTACCATCTGCTGCTCATGTCAAACAAAGCCCGACTTCGGACCACAATACTGGGCTAGCAGTAGATCTGACACATGATCCTGCAAACGGTATTGATTGCTTTGATATCTTTCAGAAGCTTAAAGAAGACAAGCGTGTTAAGTATTTAATTTTTACTGGCAAGATCTGGTCAAAAGAAAAAGCTAAAGCAGGAGACCGTAACTATACAGGTAGCAACTTGCATCACAAGCATCTTCATATATCTATCAATGATGGCATGGGTAATGACACCAGCCCATGGTTCTGGTGGATGAATCAACCTAAATTAATTAATCAGGTTAAGGCAGTAATTGCTGCCGTACCAGTAAAGAAAGCTTACCCAGCAGAAGATACATCTAAATGCTGTCAGCACTGTCCGTCTAAGAAGTAGGGGTAAATCGTGGCAACGACCAACAAGTATCTTAAAGGTGATCTACCTATTGCTATTAGCACTAACGTGCCTACAGCATTGGTTCGCTACGGCAGGGAAGACTTTGCTGCAAGCTATGCCATTGGTAACACACCTTGGTTATCAGCTGCATCTGACAACAACCGTATCAGTCGTATCACTACGACTTACCAGAAGGAACGTATTGACCAAGGAACATTGACTGGCGAACAGTCATTGACAAACTGGTGGTTACGGTCTGCTACATCATGGCATCATGGTGCGGGCGAGCAATACTATGACGCTGACAGTAGTGATCTTTATCGCTATTATGAATCAAACAACATAGACCCATGGACTCTTGGTGAATTAAAACTTCTACCTGCTACAACAAACCTAACAACTTCTTCAGCCACTAGTCCTGCCACGGTATCTAGCGGAACATTTTATATTTCTGGTGGTGCTGTTAAATTCTATAACGGATCAACTACCACAACAACATCATTAGGAACATCAACAACTGCACAAACTTTAACATCAGATGGAACCTATGCATTGGTAGGAACTAACGATGGTATCTATCAGGTAACCACAGCGTTAGCTGTGACTAAGTTATACTCCAAGAAGACAGGTGTTACCACACAAACAGTTCAATCTATTGCATATGTCAAAGATAGAATTGTTGCTGGAGTTATGCACGATAACACAGATATGAATCTCTATGAGTTGGCAAGAAATCCAACCAGTCCACCTGTAAACATGGCTAGTGGTGATATAAGGTTTACCTTTGCCAATTCATCTATAACATTTAATTCAATTGCAGAATTACCAAGTGCTGTTGTGGTTGCCTATACACAAGGTGCTATATCACGTGTTCAAATGTACACAATTAATCCAACCTCACCTACCGCTGCAATAGTTGGACCAACTATCATTGCTGAGTTACCTCGTGGTGAAACAGTTAATCAACTGCGAACATACCTTAATGAGTTTGTAATCCTTGCTACAACAAAAGGTTTACGTATTGGAACTATTGGGACAGATGGTCAATCATTTACTTACGGTCCCATCAACGTCGATGGCGATGTAAAAGATGTAGCACAAGATGAATCATATGTATATGCGACAAGATCAAATCTTGTTTCAGGTTCTGCTGGGTTATGGCGTCTTAATCTTGGTCAAGTGATTGACAACGGTTATGCCTACGCTCCAGATCTTGTAACAGATAGCAATGCTCCTAACGGTGTAGCTTTTGTTGGAACTACTGGATTAAAATTTATGACATCCTCATCTGGCACATGGGTAGAACATGCAACTACCTTGGCTGCATCTGGCTACCTTAGCTCTGGATTAATCCGATGGGGTACTGGAGAAAAAAAACAACCAGTATCACTAAGCATTAAGTCAGATCCAGATTCCAGTGGAACACTTGGGTTTAACCTTGATGATAACGCTGACCAACTATTAACAACTGGAACAGTTCCATTTGGTCCTAACACTGAAGCTGCGCTTGCTAGTTATATATCACCAGCTGACGTATTCCAAGTTACATTTAATTTTGCGCGAGATACAACTACATCATCACTTGGACCAACGCTAACTGAATGGCAAGTACGTGCTCTTCCATCACCACTGCGTTCACGAACAATAACAATACCTTTGCTTTGCTATGAGGAAGAAAGAGATCCAAATGGAAACACACGAGTCTCAAACCCATGGGAGAGAATCCAATACCTTGAGTCTATTGAGCAGAATGGCGGAGCAGTACTCTACCAAGATTTCAACTCAGGAGAAGAAAGAATCTGTGTTATCCGTGCTATTCAGTTTGAGCAAACTGCACCTCCCACTTTTGCAAGCGGGTTCGGCGGTATCGTCACACTGCAATTGCAAACAATTGACACAGAAGAAGTAGTAGTTTGATTGAAACATATTTACCGTTAGTACTACCAGAAGAAAGATCGCCATTGGTTACACAAGTACGTGTAGCTCTTAATGTTGCTGGTGATGATCGGCTAGATGCTCCCCTACAGGAATTACTTAAAGGGTTGCAGCATCGCTATGACATCCCAGCAGTCGGGTGCATCAATAAAGCCACGCTGGATGCGCTCGCAGTTGCTCCACCAGAATGGTAGGGCTGAAGGAGAGGGGGAATCAGAAATGATTCCCCCTCTTTTTTCATTTATATAATCTTTCTTAACCAGAGTTGGTAGTTGTCTTCTATTCTTTCCACTCTTCCAATAAGTAAATGAAGTAATGCATCTATCGCATAACGTGGATCATAGAAGTCACCCTTGCCTAGACTCCATCCATAATCATCGAAGGCAATGATGCCACCGACCTTGAGTTTGTCATAGGCATTTGACCCATCACGCAACACAGCAAAGGCGGTATGGTCTCCATCTACATAGATGAAGTCAAAGATTTGCTCATCACCTATACCAGCAAAATATCTATCGCTGGTCATCTGCATTGTTAATACTTGGTTGTCGGCAAGAGCTTTTGCGTTCTTCTCTTGGTATGTTTTGTATACATCTTTCCAGTCCATATTGTGATGGACTGCCTCATCAGAACCTTCCCATGTATCTACATCTACAAGGAATGAATGCGGTTGCTTGAGAATATTCTCGACCATCCACTTGGTTGCATCCCCTGTATAAGCACCAATCTGAAGGCACTTGATCTCCTTGTCTGCCAGAGGCAGAAGGTTTCTTTCAAAGTTTGCCTTTGCATCTGTTGATTCAAACCAATTTGGATATGTCATAACTTCCTATTCTCTTTCATCGGCTCGCCCTATGGCGAGCCTTTCCCGCCCACCACCCCTCTACCCTATACCAATGCTGGTAAAAAAGAAAGGCGTGAAAGGCTCGCCATA